GGGCAGTTCGCACAACTTTGTGTCGATAAATGCTCGTTTTCGAGGAATCTCGAGCGTAGCACCAGGTCCCCACCCATAGAGGTCAGCGACTTTGAGAATCGAGAAAGGCCCAAGTAGACGTGCTATTTTCCTCTGAGCCCCGTGAAGGACGGAGCTCAGACGCGGCTTGAAACCGCACGCACGATGAACACGGAACCTTTCATTCGTTTCTCGACACTGAGCTTCGGACGTTGTGAATTTCCGAAGTGCCTCTTCTTCCAAGTTGACGCCTGTTTTGAGCCCTTTGTATTTCGAAAGGTAACTCACGACAGCATAGTCAGCAAAGAATGAAGAAGGGTCTCTATAGTCTCCCGGATGAATATCCATGGTGGAAAGCTCGGTATGAGAAAACTTGTACCGGAGCCAAGCACCAAGAGAGACGGGCGTGTCCACAGTCTTGCAAAGAGCGAAGAAAACTTCGCCAACCAGAGAATCATCTGCTTGCATGAGATTTTCCTATCAGCTGATCGGCCCCTAAGAGTTATCCTAGGGACTGGAGGTTTCGACACGAAACCGACGAAGGTTACCGATGATCAGAAGACGCCTTGCAGCGTTTCGATCATGGCAGTGACCTGAGCCTCAGCAGCCAGGAAGTCCACATACTTGCGAAGATCCTTCCGGTCTTGCAAGATGGAACGATCGGGCAAGATGAACTCGATGTTGCAGCGACAGATGTAAGCCACCGTTGCCGGTGGCGTCAAACCTGCGCTGTTGTTCGAGAGCGTCTCGCCCTTCGGCGTGTGGATGCCGATCTTGACACGGTTCATCCGCGTTCCGGCATTGCTGCCAGGCGACGGATTGGAGGCCCTGATCAGCTGCAAGCTGATCCGGTTGTAGAGGATGGACGAGGTACCGGTTTGGTCCTCGAACCACCACACGCCTTTCGTGTCGGGGCCCAGGGGGACGAACGTGTGAGCCACAGGGGTCGCCTGTGCGTCGTTCAGGACAATGTTTGCAACGGCCGACATGGGTCGGTTCCTTTTCAAAAATGATGAGGAAAATCCGCTCGCAAGAGCAGATACGGAAAGAACTTCGTGCCTAACGACCCCTCGTGAGGAGCTGTGAGACAAGAGCCGCGGCGTTCATAAGCCGCCCGGACCCCAGATCCATACGGAACTGCGGAGGACGCGGACGTGGAGAAGAAGACAGAACTGTCCTCTTCTTCCAGACGTGTCCTCGTGTTGATCTCTTCGAGTAGTACTGGTCATAGCCACTAGCACGGTAAGCCCCGTTGATCTGCGCGACTGCGCTGATCATCTGGGTTTCAGTGTAGTAGCCCTGAACAAAACTGACGTCGTTGAGAAGAGCAGTTTCGAGGGTCCTTAGATACCCACCCACGTCATGAAACCAGTCGTATACAAAGGAGAAGGGTAACAACTCCCATGCGATACTGACTGGGTTTACAGAGGTGAAATTGGATATCAGTTGGTGAGTCCGGAAACCAAAGTCATACTGGCACCGAATACGGCAGCGATTGCTGCACTTATAGTCGACTAGAGCAGGGATGGTGTAGTTACCGTTCGCGTCGACGAGTTCGAATCGCTTCGTAAAAGACTCCTTGCCGATGCCTTCCACCTTCATGAGGGGGGGACATTGGCGAGAGAGCTCCACGATAGCGCCGAAAACGTCTTCGACGAGCGGTTTCCAGCCATACACATACTCGAGCCAGTAAGATCCGGGACTGCGTATGCCAGTCCGCCACTTCTTCCTATCAAAGCCCGTACGACCGCGAAGCACTTTCTGTGCCTGAACGGTCATTTGGCGCCAAGCCAGGTAGTCAGTGGCAAGGTGAACGGGATCAAACTTTTTGACAAACCTAACAACGGATGCAACGGTCTTGAACATCTTCGCCGTTTGACGGCCCTGGAAGACATCCACGGACAGATCAATTGG